AAAAAAATTTAAGAAAGGAGGGCAATTATGAAACACAAAATAAAAAGTTATAATACCCGTCCAATAGGGGACGGGATGTATGAAATAGAATATGAATGTGTATGTGAAGAATCTTTAAGTGTAATAAAATCGAATGGAACACTATATAATGAGCATCCAGGTGAGTTCATAGGCTACACTCCTAAAAACTTATCGTGTAAGTTATTAAGAAAAATTTTAGAAGAAGAAAAATGGTCTTAATTAAATTCTTTTGCTGCTGGTCAATGGCTTACCAGGTTGACCGGTAAAAAATATTCTCTGGTAAGAAGGGGGTGAAATTATGAAAATAGTTGGAGAAATAAATAAAAACAGGTTTCCAGGTATTGTGAAAAGTGTTGGAGTTGAAATTGAATGTGGAATTTTTAAGAAAAAATTATATGATATTATGGATCATTTTTCTTGTGTGAAAGTCGGAGAGGATGGTTCTGTCTGTGTTGATTGTCCTGATGAATCTGATGATGTGTGGAAAGAGAATGTTGAGATACGTTTTTGGAGTGATAATCTTAATGATTTATTGAAATTTATGAAGTATTGTTGGGATGTCGCTGGCGTTATTCAAAATGAGAGTTGCGGAAATCATGTCCATGTTCGTTTTCACAATTTTGTTCCATTCTGGTTTTCTCCATTTCCTTATTATTTTCTAAAAATGTATAAAAGAAAGTATGCTGAAAACAGAAAGTATATGTTACGGTTAAGAAATGATTACTCCAAATCGTATAATTACCATAACGAGTTGATAGGTAGAATGTTGAGTGGTAATTGTGATAGTCGTGAGCGTTATAAGTTTGTGAATTATATTTCGTATCCTAAGCATGGGACAATTGAGTTTCGTATTATGCCCTATGCTGAAAACTTTGAGGAACATAAAAGTCAATTGCTTTTTATTTTAGAAGTAATTGAAAAATGGAGCAAAAGAACAAGGAAACTTTATGAAGAACAATATTTTCTTCCTGGACAAGAGTTTCTCCAGGAAGAAGATGAAATTATAATAATGGAAGAAGGGGGTAGTAAGGATGAAATACAAATTATTCTTTGACAAAAGTAGTTGCAAGAATTATTTCGTCCTCAAGTATGAGGACGGAGAGTGGGAACAAGTTAAAAGCAAGTTAGAAGAATTAGGATTAGAGAGAAGGAGAACTGAGAACTTATGGGGTAAAGGATTAATGGCAGAATTTTACAAGGAATCCAATGAAGAATTGAAAAGAATGTTAGAATCTTGCGAGTATGTGAATGTTGGAAGAAATGTTTATTATTGTGATGATATAAATAGTTCGTTTTATAGCAACGGAAGAGTGAACATCGCAATCTTCCGTGTTGTCCCTGCGAATGGTGAAGTAAAAGCTGAGGTGGATAACTTTTTGACTGTAAATGATTTTAGAAAAATCATAATTGGATTAAAGTCGGTATTTCAGATGTTGTTTAATATAGTTACGGAAAAGGAAGTGGAGATAAAGATTGTAAAGAAGGGGGTGGGGGACTATGTGTCAGATAGCAATATGTAATAGGAAAATAACTAATGAAGAGATAAATAGTTTCTGGAATAGTAATAATGACGGAGCCGGTGTCATTTACAGATACGCCGGCTTCGTCAAATGGAAGAAGGGGGTTATGAGGAAAGATGATTTAAGGTCGTTTGTTGAAAAATTGAACCCGCCTTATGTCATTCATTTCCGTGCTGCAACGCATGGAAGTGAATGTCCTGAGCTAACTCATCCATTCCTTGTCTCAATGTCCAATCCTTTAGAAGGAATATTAAAACAAGGTCAATACTTGCTTATGCACAATGGAGTTGATAGTGATGCAATAAAAATGTTAATGATTGCAATGTTTGCTAAAGGACAGAAATGGAATTTCAGAGAGATGTCAGATACTCGTGCGATTGCTATTCTGTTGTCAGTGTTAGGTATTGAAGCTGTAAGTCAATTTTCTGGTAAGTTTGTTATTGTAGACCATAAGTTCAACATCAGGACTTATGGTCAATTTACAGAAAAAAATGGCATATTACTGAGCAATGGAACTCAGATGTATATATATGAAAGGTATGACTATGCGACAAGAGATTGTATATATAAAAATGAACCTGCTAATTGCCCAACGAAGAACTACAGTAAATGCCCGATGGTATGGAAAAATTGCCCATACACTTATTGGAACAGGGGGGATGACTAATGAAAACAAAAATAACAGAATACAATAATGGAAAAACTTATGTTTTTGAAGGAGTGCCTGACAGCATTTTAAAAGATGTTGTCAGACTAAAAGATGAAAATGTTAAAGACAACAAAAAAATCATAAAACAAATGTTTGATATAAAGGAAAAGATTTATATGTGGGGTGTTGAAGGAGATACTATTATAATAATCTGTCATAAAAGATGAAAAAGAAAATATATAATCCGTATATATGTGAAATTTGTAAATCATATCGTAGATTGTTGAAATCGTCTCGTTCAAATTATCTCTGGATTGTCTGTGAAAATTGTGGAGAAAGTGTTAGGTATAAAGATGTTAGAGAAATAAAATCTGGGAATGATAGGAGAAAATGGAAGATAATTATGAAAAAACAATATTACGGAATAGAAGAAGCAGCAAGAAAACTGGGAATTGAAGTGAAAACATTATACGATTGGGTGCGTAGAGGATACGTGCCCTATCGTTATCTTAACGATTTGTTGTTATTTGATGATGAAGATTTAGAAATTATAAAATTTTATATGTCATTAAGGCCTAAAAGAAGATGGCTGGATGGATACAAAAAGCGTATCCTCCAGTTTATTAAAAAAAGAAGGGGTAAAAATTTTTATGAAAAGGGGGTGATAAAGAATGAGGAAAAAGGAAACCAACAACAATAATAACAACATTATCTCTCCTGTGGTAGTAAAACAAGAAGTTGTTGAAAAACCTGTGGAACTCTTCCCTACAAAAAACCCTAATGAAGTTGTAAAAATTGCGAAAAATATTGCTGACGCTGTAAGTGATATTGTTGAAAAACAAAAACTGTATGATAAAATAAAAGATAAAAAATATGTGAGATGTGAAGGATGGACTACGATGGGGGCAATGTTAGGACTATTCCCTCAAATTGTTGAAGTTCGTGAAGAAAAAATTGATGATAAAAATAAGAAATATGTTGCTGTATGTGAGATAAGGACACTTGATGGTAGGTTAGTATCTCGTGCTGAAAGTGAATGTTCATCTCTTGAAAGGAATAAAGTAGGACAAGAAGATTATGCTCTCCGTTCAATGGCTGAAACTCGTGCTGTATCAAAAGCGTTCCGTATATGTTTGAGTTGGGTGATGACTCTTGCTGGTTATGAACCTACACCTGCTGAAGAAGTTTCTGAGGAAATGTTGAATAATAAAGTTATTGAGCAAAAAATTGTTGAAACTCCTGTTGTTGAACAAGTTAATTTAAATGTTGATAACAAATCCAAAAAAATAACTGAAAAACAAAGAAAATTATTGTTTGTTCGTTTGAGAGAAGCTGGCATCCCTGAAGAAGTGTTGAAAAAACATATTGAAGTCGCATTTGGTAAAACATCAACTGCTGATTTAAATAATGAGGAATTTGATGAAATCTTAAAAGAAATAGAAAATTTAAAACGACAGAAGTAGAAATAAAAATGCCAGCGGCAGGGTCTTGGACCCCCCTTCTTCCTTGCCGCTGGTTAACTTATTAATAGGAGGAGATTATGGAAGATATATTAGAACTACAGGATCTACCTTATGGACATGTATCATATTCCCAGGTAAATATGTATAAAAGATGTCCAATGCAGTGGAAGTTCAGATACCTTGATGGACTTATAATGCCTATCAAAAGTAGTTTAGTTATTGGTCCATCAGTCCACGAAGGGCTTACAGAAGGCTTCAACACAAAACTTACCTCTGGTGGAGATGATGTAAAAATAGTTAATCTCATCAAGGAAAAAACTGCTTACGAAGTAGAAAAAATAGTTGCTGAAAAAGAAATCCAATACGAAGAAGGTGAAACAAAAGAAGTTATAAAAGATGATGCTGTTAAAATGAGTGAAGTATATTACAGAGAAGTTGGTAAAAAAATCAAACCAGTAGAAGTTAAAAAACCTTTTGAGATAACATTTAAGAACACTGATTGGAAGCTTGTTGGTGAAATAGATATTGTGACAGATGATTTAATAGATTGGAAGACAGGCAGACAAAAACTTAATGAAGAATATATTGTATATGATGAACAGTTAAAGATATACAAAATTGTAGTTCCTAAAAAACCAGTGATACATCAGATTGTTAGATATAGAAAACAGGATCCAAAAATATTTATTTACGAAACAGATTATAATGAGAAAGTATTACAAGATACATTGCAAAACATTGCAGCAATAGTTCAACTTATGAGAACTGGTATTGTATACAAAAGAAACGATGCCAGGTATTGTTCTTGGTGCGGGTATCGTGATATATGCCAACCACAATTTAATGAAGGGGGTAAATAACTATGGATAAATTCACTATTACTTTAATGATTTTTTATTTAGTCTTCACAGTAATATGTTTCTATCTTTTAGGTATCTATAATTATTACATGTCAATAACAATAGAACAAAAAATCTTGTCAGTAATTTTGTTAATATTAGCCTTTGTTTATTCAATTATGATGTTTAAGTTTTTAATAAAATAGAAAGGAGAAAATTATGGAGTTTCTAATAATTTTTATTTATGCAATAATTTTAAATTACATAATTAAGAGGACAAAACTATGAAATCAGGATTAAAAGTATGGTTAGATAAAGTAAAACAATATAAGAAATGTAGTAAATGTGGTAGAGAATGGACACCAAGAAGTTTAAATCGTGAAGGGTTATGTCCTGATTGTAGAAAGAACATTATTATTGAATATGCACCGTGGGTTAAAGAAATGGTTGAAAATTATAACAAAACTTTAAATGAACAATTGTTTATAAAAACTATTGCTGAATTAAATAAACAAAATTATTTTGATAAAGAAGAATTATATTTGAAATGTCCAAGATGTAAATGTTTTGTAGACGAGTTAATACATTCAGATTACGGAGTATGTTGCTACCAATGTTATTTAGAATTAAAACTATTAAAAGGGGGTAATAATTATGATAAATAAAATATGGAACTATAATAGATACAAAGAAGTAGAAGAAATATGTGAAGCGTGTTGGGGTAGTGGTGAACTATACTTCAAAGATGTCCACGAAATGCTCCAAGAGATGTGGGAATTTTGGTTTATGAACTTTAAAGAATTAAGACGATTAGCAAAAGAATATAAGAAAAAAGGGTATATTACCTGCCCTAATTGTCACGGGGAAGGAACAATAGTTTATAGAGTTTGACACAAAAGGAGGTGAAACAAAATGAGTGAAAAAGGGAATTATTATAAGTATAAAACAAAACAATGGTTGATAAAACAAGGGTATTGTGCTGATTATTTAGAGAAATTACAAAGAGTATATTCTAAAGGACAATTGATTTATGTTAAAAAAGATTTATTCGGTGCTGATATATTGGCGTTCAATAAAGACGAAATGATTTTTGTTCAAGTGAAATCAGGTGAAAAAACAACAGGAATAAACATCAAAAAATCAATTAACGAGTTTCTAAAATATCCATTCCCTGATTTTGTGAAATTATGGATTGTGATATGGAGACCTAAAGAGAGAGAGCCTGAAATAATAGATGTTAGAGAACTTACAGAACCTATAGGTGGAACTGATAGTGAATAAAAAGGGGGTAAGGGGTAATATGAAAGAAAAATTATCTATATACATACAAGTTGGTATTTATATAACAATAACAATTTTTGATGAAACAGGAAGTATAGTGTTTTGTGGGATATATGATAACATAAATAGAGCAATTAAAGAAGTGAAGAAGATATTGAAAAGAAGGGGGAAGAAATGAGTTATTGGTTTGAAAGAGAGAGAAAAAGAGTTGGTAAAGAAAGGGATAGAAGAAGGAAGTTAACAGAAGAAGATAGAGCAATTATAAGGAGATTATATAACCTAGGTATGTCAATAAGAGGTATAGCAAGATTATTTAGTCATAAAACAACAAGGCGTAATATTCAGTTTATTCTTTTTCCTGAAAGGCTTAAAAGACAATATTACTATAGAAGGATGAGGAATTGGGATTATGATAGAGAAAAGCATAAAATATATGTTAGGAGATATAGAAGGCATTTAAAAGAAATTTATGGATTAAGAAAAGGGGATTAAATATGAAACTAAAAGTATTAAAGATAGCACAACATAGAAGTAAGAGAAATCCTAATTATCTTTTTAGTTATGTATTTTTTAAATCTTTAGAAGATGGTAGAAGTTATAAGACATGCATTTCAGAAGAATTTAGAAACTATCGTTGGTGGAAAGATATAGAGATAGGTGATATAATAGAAGTTAATAACGAAATGATAAGAGGTAATCTTATAGATGCGGATGCAATACCTAGATATTATCGAAAGGGGGTATAATATGATAAAATACGATATAAAAGATATAGAGATATTACACAAAATATTTAAGAAATACAGGATTTTAAAAGCGTTATACCCTATTTTAAGACAATATTTCAATATTAAGAGATCAACATTATACCACAAGTTGAAAAAGAACAAGAATTAACTAACTTTTAACAACTTTTTCTTAACATACTTAGGACAACTCAACACTTTTATATTACTATTCTTTAAATAATAACTCTTTAAATTACACTCTTCAACACTTTTACCACATTGAAAACAGATACTATTATTAGTTCTATTTTTTGACAACCCTTTCATAAAATCAATTTAAACCCCTTAAATTAAAAAAATTAGACACGTTTTACCTAACCCTAATATTAACCCCTTAGGACTATACAATACCCCCCTAATTTTTTTAATTTGACCCCTTAAAACCGATTTTCAATTTAAACCTATCAAATTCAAAAAAATAGACACTTTTATACCCTGACTAATATAATACTACTTGAAAATGAAAAAGACCTAAAATTGTTAAAGTTTGACCCATTAAAAACGATTTTAAAACCACCATCTCAACTCTTTTAACCTATCTATCCTTTTCTTAGCGTGTTTTACCCCATCCCCTACCCTAGCACTCATTGTTGGTAAAAGGATGTTGTCTAAGATGTTTATAGCCTTTTCCTCAGCTTTGAACATGTCTCTATCATAACTACTAACACATAATATTAAACCATCATCAGTATAAACTTCTAACCCTTTATCTCCTAACCTACAACCTATAGGCCATATATGATCCCTATCCTCTGACCTATAAAATATAGGCATACCAGTATATTTCTTAAAAACATTATTCTCATCAGAAGGATATTCAGGTAATACTACATTAACAGCATAACCATAACCATCTTTCAACGGAACTTTATCTAAACTACCTTCAGCTAACTTAATAAAATACTCACCTATAGGTATATCAAGTAATTCTATAAAAGCATACATAAAATTCCATCCTAACCTAGGCGTAAACTCTAATCCATATACACCACTATCATTAACTATACAGTTTATATCTAAAGGTCCAGTATATCTCAACTTCTCCATAAGTAAATATATCTTCTTGAAAAATTTCTGCACTATATAAGGCTCTAATTTATCTGATTTAAATATAACACTAGTAGAAGACCCTACAGTAGGTCCTAAATCATTAACATCTCTCTTCTTAGTCTCAAATGTATATACTATAGGATATAAAGGCTTCCCATTACTAAATTCTATCTCTGAACTTACTTCATACCCATCTATCTTCTCTTGTAATACCCATCTCTTATTAGCATACTCTGTAGTAGATACCCAATTTATAAATATATCTAACTCTGTTATATCCCTAGGGATGAAAGTAAGATAATTAGGAGCATCAAACATAGGTTTTAATACATAAAGCTTATCCCTATGATCACTAATAAAAGATTTTATCTCTCTAATATTTTTAAACTTATATATCTCTCCAGTTTTTATACCAGCCATCTGCATTATCTTATAACCAAAATCTCTATCATACTCTAACCTATCATTCATCACACCAGCACCTATAACCTTATAGCCATCCTTCTTCAACTTATCAGCTATATCACCTTTACCTGAACCATCAAATACTATACAACTAGGCCTATACTTCAACCCTTCATTAATAGTTTTAACATAATTAACTACACCTTCTAAAGGTCTAAAACTATAAGGACACCAAACATATGTATCTATACCTTCCCTTATCTTAATCTTCCACGCTATAGGTATAATACCATAATCTAAACTAACAAATAATATACTACGTCTCATCATTCCTCCCTAATATTGTTTATAAAATCCTGTGTAGCATCAATAATACTACTATCCGTTATCTGATACCTTTTCCTCATAAATTCAAATAAAGTCCTTAATATGTCCTTCTGATACCTAGCACCTACTAACTTCTTAGCCTCATTCTTTATCTTAGTCCTTAAAGCTTTTAACTCTTCTTTATTAGGTAAATAAGCATATGCTAACCTTAAATTGTCTAAATAATGAGCATGCAATTCTCTAATTTTATCATTATTGATTATATCTTCAACCTTATAACCTCTATTCATCAACTTCTGTATCTCAAATAACATCTCTTTATAAAACCTTATCGCAGCATCAGTATACCCCTTATAATCTTTCTTCAACTCTTTAGTCGCTATATCTAACTCTCTAAACCTACGTTGTTCTACAGGATAAAAACCTATCATATAAGATATTGTCTCTGCTAAACTAGTAAAATATTTAACATTATCCTTTTCATCATAAATCCTTAAAACTACATCCGGTCTCACAGTATATACATCTTCAGGTCTCTTACCCTCAAGTAATATACTTTTAATATCTTCTCTAGCTATAGGACGTGCCTCAGGAACAGGTCCATACTCTAACGCCCTTATACCACGATATATACGTCTCATCGGAGTAGAAAAATTTGCTATAACACCTATAATCTTACTCTTATCATATGCTATCAACGGCTGTTTATCTATAAATTCATATGTAGCTGATAACAAATTCTTCATTATACCTACAGCAGGTATCTCAAACTGTATTATACCACCACCACTAAATATACTCATACCTGACTTCTTAATAAAATCTAACGCCTTCTTGTTATCTATACCTAAATTAACTATACCCTTATACAAATAATCAAATTCTATACCAAGTGTGAAAAAATTAGCTAAATCTATACCAAGCTGATTTGTAGTATCATAAAATTCATTCGCTATCAAAATATAAGCAAATAATTTCTCAGGATTTTTCTGTGCCCAATCTATAAATAACTCTACTGTCTTCAAAGGAAAACTATAATATGGTAATAAAGGTCTTAATAACGTCTCACTCCATAACTTAGGCATTCCCTTACCATAAATATATTGCGTCCTCTTCATAACTTCACTACCATACTTCACCGCAGCTTCTTCTAAACTATAACCTAACTTCAAATACTTTGCTACCTCAGGTATCTTACCACCTTTATCTAACGCCATTAAATAACCAGTAAAATAACTATACCACCTGTTAAATAATTCTATCTTACTCATTAAATAAAAAGCACTATCAGATATCTTGTTAAATAACCTACCCTCTACCCTCAACGTCTCTTTCATTGACATAATCTGATGTAAATACGGCATCTTCTCATAAGCACGTTTAAATACAGCATCCTTGTTCAAAGTATGATTTAAAGCTTTTATTAAATACTCTTCTGAACCAGGACCTAAATCTATTAACCCTGATATTATCTGTGCACTATTACCTAAAGCAGTCCTTATATTCCAACCTATAGTAGTTAAATACTCAAGAAACGTTATCGTAGAAGATACCCTTTGTAAACTATCTACAGGTTTATAACCAAACGACTGTTTTAAATACCAATGTAAATAACTTTTAGCTAAAGGATCTTTAATCTTATCTCTTAACGAAAAATATGCTTGTAACACCGGCTGTTCATATATAACCTTATGCGCATTAATAACCATATCATCAAACATTTCTGAAGCACTAAACTTCCAACCAAAATCTGCTAACGTCCTCTTCTTCAAATGTGGCATACTAACCGATACAGGCAACCAAGGCGCTAAACTTATTACATCTTTATTCTCTTCATAACCACTTATCAACTTCTTTAACATAGAATACTCCACCTTCTCCTCTTTAGTTAAACCCCTTAACTGACTTAAAGCCTCTAAATTTACTAACCTTAACTTCATCCTATCTAAATTACTTGGATTAAAATAATTTATACGCATATAAGCAGCTAACCTATGACCAGGTCCTAAATACGCAGAATTTAAAGTATTATGCGCAGTAGCTAAACTATCTGTCACACTCCTTATAAACTTAAATGGTTCTTCTAATATAGCATATTTATCACCAAAATCTTTAACAACTTCATCCCAAGTCTGATATTTATTCAACAATTTATGCAATTGATAATCTAACTCACTATGTTTCTTAATACCTAACTTGTTAAATAAAACATTTTTAGCCTCTATCAACTTCTGCGTTTCAGTAGCAGCTTTTGAAGTCATCACTATATCAAGATTGATTATACGATGTGCTATAGGATCACGCTTAAAATTATACGGAGATATTAAATTATATAAAAATTCTTTAGTAGCAGGATATTTCTGTGCATCTTTAATAAAAAACTCTTTCACCTTATTAGGTAATAAATTCCAAAAATAAGCTATTTTCTTATTAGTTATACCTAAATCTTCAGCAGTAATATTCTTTAACGGCTTAATCTCTTTCAACATCTCTGTCTTAACCTTCTTCATATGCTCTATATTATACGGATTATATACTTTATAAAAATTCCTAATCACAGGACTATCAGGCGGTAATTCAAGATACATACCTACTGTCCTCATACTATCTATCGCTATTTGCCTACCTAATAAATCACCAGCAGTCTTCCCTATAGCCTTCTTTGACACTTCTTGCAACTTAGCCAACTCTTCTGCTGTCTTAAATCCTGATAACTCTATCAAAAACTTCTCTTCTAAAGAGGTCTTAGCAGAAATTATAGCCCTCTTAATACTCTCATATGCAGAAACCTTCTTTAAATCATCAGCAGTAATATTAACAACACCCTCAATTTCCATACCACCTTTTAATATCTTCTTTATCCTATCATCAATAAAATCATTATACTTCTGTAAAATATCAAGCTGTTTATCAATTATCAAAATTTCTGGAACATCTTTTTTAGCTTTAACCTTTAAAGCTTTATTTATATTTTCCCTAGCTAAATTATATGTTCTTGTTAATAACCTATCCATCATTATAGTTTCTCTAACCTGTTTCTTATGTGCATCTCTATATATAGCTTCAATACGTTCAGATAAAGTCTTACCAACCTTTAACTCTTTAACAAATTCTTTCTCAAGTTCAGTCATAGTTTTTAACTTAGGCAACTTCTCATAAGGTATAGCACGTAAAGTTAACGGAGCAGCTTTTGTCACCTCAGCAATAGAAGTATCAATAGCAGACCTCATCACCTCTTCTTCAACCTGTTTCAACATAATAGTCTCTGGTCTTGTAGCACGTAAAGATAAATCTTTTAATACTCCACCTAAATTCTTACCAGTCAAAATTTCACTCAACTTATTCAAACTAGTAGCTTTACCTAAAACACTATAACCTACTAATTCACCACCTAATTTTAATATACTTTTAATACCAAAAGGTAATCTAGTAGCCTCCATTGCTAAAGATTTTTCTATAAACTCTTTGTAATCAGCCCTTCCTTCACTCTGAGCTTTTCTAACAAAATCTTCCCAACCTGATATTTTTTCTAAAACCTCTTTTAACGTTATCTTACCCTCTAAATAATCCTTAAAATCTTCTTTAGTTAGCCTACCTGACCTTAAATAATTCCTTATATCACGTAAATTAGAATATTCTAATAACGCATCTGTTATACCACCAAATGGTAATGCTAAAGTAAGACCTAATAACGGAACTTCTTTTATTGCTCTACCTAACCTATCATAAGTTTTACTAAAAGCATAACCTAATAAATTACTATCTGTAGGATTTTCTGCTATAGCACTTACCTCTTTTGCTTTAATATCTACTAATTCCTTTTCTTTTTCAAACTCTTTCCTCTTATGCCATAACTCTGCAAGATCTCTTAATGTTTTCTTCTCTAACTCTGAAACACTTTTAATACCATAAACTTTTAAATATGGAGCTAACTCTGAAGGTTCTTGAATATTCCTTGGGATAAGCCTTGAATAATATTTTAGACGAGCCTTTCTTGAAGCCTCTTTTGCTACTTCATCAAGAAATTCATCTACATTATAACCTGTCCCTTTTAACCTCTCTTTAGTAAAATCTTTTATCTTAAACCTTAAAAAATCATCTATAACTTCTAACCGCTTCTGTTCTTCAACACCTCTTACTTTATCAGCTAATAAATCATTATACTCAACCAATAAAGCAGCATAACTATCAACAGCTTGTCTATAAAAAGGTTCTTGTTTAAATTTCTTTTCCATAGATTTCTCATCTTATTTCTTCCGCTTTTTCTCTTCTTCCATCATATATTCTTCAATTTTCTTCATAAAATCTAAATCTGGAACACCTGTAGAAGGTTGAACTTCATATTGAGATTTCTGTTCTACCGGAGCAGTTAAAGTCTTCTTTAAATCTATTTGTTGTTGTCCCATCCTTTTTAAAATCTTATTTCTAATATTTTCTGAAGTCCCTTCAGGAAATCTACCTAATTGTCTATAAAATTCTTCAAACGCTAAATCCCAACGAGAAACCTCATCTAAATGAGCGTAATATGAATTTTGATCAATTCCATTCTTAATATAAGTCAAAATTGCACGATCTTTAGCAACAATTCTATCCAATTCTTTTAAATATTCAAGTGGTAATTGTAATATACCTAATAAAGTTTTTTCACTTATTGGAACCCCTGTCTTAGTATAAACCCTTAAAGCATTTTTTACTTCATCACTTACAGGTAATGTATTAATCTTTTCTTCAGTTAAAAGTATTGTTTTATAATATGGTGTATAAGTTTGAGTAATATAGCCATATTCTGAAGGTGTCATACCAGCAGGTTTAGTTAAAACTACTCCACTTGGCGTAATTATCTTCATCTCGCCTAAAGAAGCAACTTCAAGTGCTGTGGAGGGTTTTACCATCTCTTCTGATAAAATAGGATATTGTAAACCAGCAGGTGTTGTTAAACCAAGAACCGCTTTCAACTCTAAAGCTAAACTTTCTGGAATTTTACCCTGCTTTTTAGCCTCTTCAAATTTCATCTTAACATATTTCTCTGGTTTATTTAACGCTTTAGCTATATCATCTATAAATTCTTCACGAAATAATATACTTGGATCTGTAGTTCTCTCTGAAACTAATATATTTCTTAAATCTTTTATAGCCTCAGCTTGCTTCTTCTTATCCCGTTCTTCCAATCTGTTTAATATATCTAATATATCAGAAGATAAAGCTGCACTAGTCCTTGCTATTTCTAACAATTTTAATGGAGTTGTTCCTGTTTCAACTTTAGTTATATGTTCTGTAGTCGGTTGTCCTATTTCTCTTATAGGCATATGTTTATACCTCCTATGCTCCTCCTAATATTTTTGCTAAAAGAAGACTTAAAGATGTAATCGCTGTTATCCAATCAAGTGGTGTTTCCTCTCGTTTTATTTCTTGAATTACTCTCGTTGTAGTGGGCGAAGGAACATATACTTCAGGACTTATAGTAAGTTCTGCTAATCGCATTGGCATTTGATATAACCCAGTTAATGCTTTCACTAAATCTAATTGCCTTTCTAAAAATACATCAGCTACATTCCTCATCATACTACCATATATATCCCTTAACCCTGTAACATACTGAGGCGTATACCCTAACCCAGCACCTATAAATTTTGAACCTAACTTCTTTGTCTCTTCTTCTGCAGCTTTTGATAACAATTCATACCCAGGTAAAGCAGTTGGAGAAGTTATACCCCTTCTTAAAATATCAGATAATCTTGGCAACATAGAAAAATAACCAGCAAATATTGATTGCAACTCTTCTTTTGGATAAAAATATTCAGGTTCTACTACAAAAGGTTTTTCTTTTGGTAAATCTAAAGGTTTTATCTCTGCCATAAATTTATACCTCCTAATTTTATCTTGTCCCTTCTACTACAAAATATGATTTAATATAATTTATAGACCTAACTTTATCACCACTAATTCTATATTTAAAAAATTTGTCAACTAAATTGCAAGTGATTAAACCATTTTCTGTATTAAAATTTTTACTATTTATATCAATATTCAATTTACCTTGCCAATCACCTACTATTTCTACCTTCAACAACCTCTTATTATAATTAGGAATATCAAAATCAAATTTTTTTGTTTCAAAATCTATTTTACTATATACTTGGTCTTTTTCAATTTTATATCTATTTAAATTCATTAATACACGATTATTAATACTATAATAAGTATAATTCTCTGTATTAGAAGTTGGATGCGGATAATAATATTCTGAAATATGCATTTTATTCTTAATATAATCTTCTGTTATAAAGTTTTCATTGATATTAAAAAGTTTTAAATACGGATCGTAAGTAATCAAATTTTTATTCGTTATTAAATGAACATAACCTTCAAAATCTATAAAAAATTCCGCATTTTCATCTATAACACATTTATTCAAAATTTCATAATTCAATAACTTTAAACTATAACCATTAAATTCATATAAATAAAAATAATCACTTTTTAACAAAACATAAATAAAATCTGAACTAACTACAGCATCATAAAATTCTTTTGTTAACTCAACTACAGGCGTTATCTTCCACAATGTAGGATACCCAGCCCACTCTAAAGCATATATCTTCCATTTCGTAAAAATAAATAAAGTATCTTTATAAACAAGCGTCTTAACAATATAATCAGTATTTAAATTACCTAACATTGAATTACCAGCCATGCCACTATCCCATACCAAAGGATTGCTAAAATCAGACCAAAATATATATATCGGAGAAAATACAAACATAAAATTTTTATATATGTTTATATCAATTAAACCGGTATCCCGTATCATATTAAATCCAGGATTAGGTTTTAAAAAATAATTAACATAATTTATAGAACCTTCATAAGGATATTTCCTATTAATATAATATAAACCACCATAAACATCAAAATTAGTTAGTGATTGATATTTAGAAGCCGAAGTAATAAATATTTTATCATCCCACAAAGCACATCTTGGATTATTATTGTTAATATAAGAACCTGGACCAACCTTTAATTGTTTATAAACCCAATCATTCTTAGTTGGTGATTTATAAACTATAGCATAACTATTTGCATAAGTATCTTCATAAAAGCTTTCATTAGTATTAACTAAATAAGAAGATAAATAAGCAATATGAATATCATCAACACCAAAAAAATGTATTAAATGTATATATTCATCATTGGATTTAGGACTAAAATTTAATTCAAATTCTATTTTTTCAGCTGTATAAAAAAAAGTATAAACTGAAGTCCAATTCAAACCACCATCAATAGAATAATAAATACTTATACCTTGACCATAAAATTGAATATTAAAATCTGCACTACCAAAATTTAATTCTGTTTGTGCAGGAATAGAAAATGTCCTTCTCACTGACCCATCTGCCCATATTACATAATTAACATTAGTCCCATCATAACTTGTTTGTATATAAATTTTCAATGTGTCATTAAGAAATACTTTAAAAAGAAAACTACCACCTGTTTGTGTCTTTGCTGTTATAAACTTAAAATAATATCTAAAATAATTTGTATAAAATGGTGGTGTTATTTTAACTATATGATCCGTATAAGCACCACCTATACTCCATACTTTATACCCATTATAAATATTATTTCTAAAAATACCTTGAACAATTTTATAATTTTCACTTAAAAAATTTCTTTGGAAATCTTCATTTGTGTTGTTTAAATCATAATCAAAATAATAAAGATTAAAAGTGTTCTTAACACTGTTGAAATTACCTACACTATCATCTACAGTATACCACATATAAATATAATTCTCACCCTGATTTATAGAAGGAAGTAAAATATAAACTACATATTGAGAACGATTTATATTACCATATTTAGGATAAGGATGAGTAAAGATATAGTGTGGTAAAGGTTGTGTTCCATCAGCATCCAATGTAAATCTTAATTCAGAGAAGTCATCACTTAATTTGTTATTATTATAAAAACTTCTTAAATCTAAATTTAATCTAACTAAAATAGGATAATTAGCAGAATATTGTGAATTTAAAGTAATTCTTCTTCGATACCAATTTCTTTCTACCTCTTTACCAAATACTAAATAAAATCTACCATTATATTGAGAAAATGGTGTTATAAGATTTGATATTAAACAACCATCTATTTCATCTTTACCTAATAAAACAGGTAATGTTTCTCTGTTTGGTTCTATATAATAACCACAATTTATACCAAAAGTGGAAACTTTACCAGCATACATATTAGAAATTGCTTCATTTGGTATAATTTTGTCATCAGCATTAGTTATTACACCTTTTAAAAAATTTGTTATTATATGCTCCTTTACTTTTTTACTTTTCATTTTACCAATAATCTAATAACGCCTTTATCGTATTTTCCTCTAAACCTGATGCATAATAGTCTCTTCTTGGTATAAATACAAATTCTTCAGGAAGTTTCTTCTCATTATCTATAACACTTAGTTCTTTAATATATTCCTGAAATTTTGCATTATAATATTGAGCTTCTTCATACCTTCTTAAAAATTCTAACCCTAATTTCATAGCACCAGCCTCTACTAAATAAGGGAATTCCTCTAATAAAATATTAGTATCATTACCATCTGTTAACGGCATTAAATTAGCATGATAATAAAACTTCATATTATAACTTTTATTTGGTATCGGAAACAATAATAATCTTTTTGTAGAATTTTCTATATAATATTTAGCAACTTCACCTTTATCAATCCCATAAAACTTTAAGGCATCTAATAACGAAATATAATCTATAATTCTATACCCATCATCATCTAACTTAATTAAAATAAAATCGTTTTTATAATCAGCAGGAAGCGAATATTCTTGAACACCTTCTGTTGTTGTAAAATTATACGTTCTTCTTAAAAACCACCAATCTCTTAAATCATTAACATATTTCAAAGTATTATTTATCCATTCACTAGCATAAACATAAGCATTGGTCTCTTTAATACCTAAATTATTTATTATTTTCCGTTGTAGTTCTAAAAAGTTCATTTGGGTTAACCTCTTTATAAATTGATATATTAGTAAAATATAATCCCTTTAATTCATCTTCAAAAGCCTTTTTATACTCTTCCGCTACATCATAAACTTCATAATCTCTATAAATCTTTGATAAAGCATAATTAATAATTAAAGAAGGATAATAATTTGTTAAATAATTCGTGTCATTGTCAAAAGATAAACGATTTAGATAAGTAAAAAAATTTAAGTATAAATTATAAACATTAGTCAAAATCTGTGGATAGGATTTAATTTTTCCAGCTTCTATATAATAAAATCCACCAAATAATTTATTTTTTATTTGAGGAACAGCACCACTTGTATTATAAACACCTATCAACATTATCGCTTCATCTATAGAAGAAACAGGAAGTAAACTTAAAAATGTTGTCTGTGAACTTGTCAAATTATAATATATTTTTTTAATTGACTTTATTTTGTTAACTATTATATCGTATTCTAAAACATAATTCTCACCATTTATATTTATAACATTAACTTTTTCTTCAAAAAACCATAAACTTAATCTATCAATAAATTCTATTGCTTCATTAACAATATTTGATAAATAAGAAGCATCTAAATCTCTTCTATTAATTCTTTTTAATATTTCATTCTTTATCTCTCCAAAATTCATTTATTTTTACTCCACACTGGTAAATGTTTAATACTGACAACTTTATGAAATTTACCAATATGTTGTTTTAAAGTAATTTCTTTCTTAAACCCTTTACCACATATAGGACATTCAAATTCACCTTCTAACTTCTTCTTTAATTCTACAACTTCATCAGGTATATCAATTTCTAAATCCGTCTTTTCTTCAACATAAACATCTTTTCTTAAAAATTTACCATTTATAGAAAAAACATTACCATCCTGAATATATATCATTCTACCTAATTCATCACATTTCAATATATATGGTTTTGTTAAATCCAAAGTTGGTTCTTTATTGTTTTCCATAAAAACAAAAAAGGGGGGCTATAACAAAAATTATATTATCAATAAAGCCCCCCCTTATCTTAGTTTTTTATCACATTACGGCAATTCTCTATATTCTAATACAAAATAACCTGTCCCAGATTGAGCATTAACATCTTTTGCTACAAATTCTATTTTTGAACCAACTTCAACTTGAACATCAATACCTACTGATTTGTTAATTTCAGTTCCAAGAGTAGTAGAAGCAGGAATTGTCAATTCTGCTAATTCTACATCATTTACTTCTAATGACATTTTAGAATCGTTTGCTCCCCAAGCTTCTTGAACAACAAAACTAACTGAAACTAAATTTATCCTTTTAGCAGGTTTCCAAGTAAACACTACAGCACCATCAGATAACTCTGATTGGTCAACCAATACTGGTATTATTATTCTTATGTTTTCAAGTGAATATGCCATAGTCTTCACCTCCTATCTTTAAAAATTTATATTATAAGCTTGTTATATGAACTATTTTTGCTTCACCAGGATTACCAGTATCCCAAGTTGGAGCAAAACCACCCATATAATACCAAGCAACACCTTTAGAACGACCATAATCTTCTGGTATCTTAGCCCTTATTTCTTCAGGTATTACAACACCTTCTACTACAGGATCAGCACCAAATACTATACATTCACCAATATAAGAAGTAGTCCCTAATACAACTGATAAAGCATTTGTCTCTTCTACAAATCTACATTTATAAATTCTTCCTATCTCACCACGGAACAATCTTTCAGGATCACCATATTTTGCAGCTTCAATAAAATCTTGACTATCCATAATTTTTCTTGCAACATAAGAAGAAACTATAGCAACATAATTTTCACCATCGTAAGGTGGAACTTTCAACACTTGCTTCATATAATCAATTACATTTTTTATATCAGCTAATGTAATATCTCTTGTAGCAGTAGCTGCTGGTGTTCCATTAGTTGATATCTGATATGAAGGTGAAGAAGCGGTTCCAGTTGGAGTATATTTAACTTTTGCTTGAGCAAAAGCTTCATAACAAGCCTTATCTAACACTTTTGCCATATCATCTCTTAAAGCAACAGTCCATATATTTTCAACAGAAAATTCTGCTAACGCTTCTAACTTACCAGTATATGGTATTGAATTACCATATTCTCTAACAATTACCGCACCTTTAGATATCACAACATTGGTTTCTGGTATCTTTTGAGTTTCTTCTAAAGGTCCACCTGCATTTTGAACATTTGATATTCTGATAAACTCTATTCTATCACCAACATTCTTACCAAAACCAGGCTCCGGTCTAACAAATTGTCTGAACTTCATTAAAGGTTGTGCAGCATGTCTTATAGTTCTTGACAATCTCGGGTTAGCTAAATAACCACCTGCTGTATTAACTTGCCAATATTGTCCTGCCATAGTAGTTTACCTCCTTTATATTAATTTTTTTAATCTTTCTTTAGTTCTTTCTTCAAGATATTGTTGTAATTCTTCATCAGGAGAAAGTAATCTTTCTTCTGATGAAGTTTTTTCTGTTGAAGAACTTATTTTAGCAGAGCTTGGTTCTGCTACATTTAAAGGTTTTTCGCCTTGTTGACTTTTTAATTTCTTATCAGCAATATAAGCTCTTGACGCTTCTGCTATTTTTTCTAATAAATTTTCTAATTTTTCATTAGGGTATTGCTTTTGATATATATCAGCAAAATACCCTACTATTGGTTCATACCCTTTTAAATCACTATATTTTGTATAAAAGTATTCATGCAATTTTCTTGCATACTCTGTCATCTCTTGTTCTGTTTTTATTTTTGAAATTATTCTTCTTTCAAGTTCAGAAGCAAACTTTTCTAAAGTTTCCTTTGGATTTTCAATGAGCTTACTATAATAATCTTCATTGTTAACTTCTGAAGTTGTATATGTTGGTGCAGAAGTTTGTTGGCTTATTAAAGTTTCCAACAACTCTTCTGCCCTTTTACTTCTTTCTGCTAACTCTTGTATCTTACGCTCTGCTTCTTTATATGCTTTTTCAAGTTCTTCAACAGATTTAAATTTGTCAGCAAATTTTACTTCTTTTTGTTCCGTGTCCTGCTGTTGCTGACTTTCAGCAGGGGGATTTTGTTTTATCTCTGTCATATTTTTACACCTCCATTTTTATAAAATTTTGGTGGAGTTTGTCAAGAGTTTAGACAAACTTACCCACCTGTTTTATCTATTAAAATTTGTTGTTCTAAATCTTTTAATATTTTCGCTCTTGCTTGAATTTGTAAAAACTTTTCTAAATTAGGTTCACAATTACATAAATCGCGATAAATACGCTGTCTTTCATTTTCAAAAAAATCTTTGAGGTAATCTTCAACTTGTCTAGCTATTTCTTGAATTATTTCTTTTTGTTGCATTGATCTTTATATACCCCCTTGATAAATCTTCTTTACTGATTTGTTTAGAACCAGTATAACGCTCTTTTTTTAATTTTGGTGTTTTAAATATATCTGACATAAGTTGTTTTTTCAATTGTTCTTTATTCATAATAAAATCCTCCTATTAACCAATTTTGATATATCCTCTATATAAATCTTCTTCTTCAAAAGTCTCTGAACCTTTATATTTTCTCTTTTTTCTCTCAGGTAATGAACTATATGATTTTCCAGCTTTTTTAGTTTCTCTAGCCCATTTTCTAGCAGTTCCTTTTGGCAATTCTCCTCTTGCTTCCATAGCAAAAAATGCTCTCCATTGACTTTTACTTTTAAAAGGCATAGTTATTTACCTCCTATTAATACTTTTTAGCAAACGGATCTTTTTTACCACCTTTAGGTTCTTTTTCTTTTGTTATAGATGTTGCTTTAGGTCTTACTTCATTCCATATCCTTGCTGCACCCATTCTTTCTTTTGGTAGTGTCCCATACATTTCTTTCAAACTGACACTTTTTCTACCCCCAACATCATCAGGAACTTCTTTTTTTACATTAAAATCTATTTCTTTTTCAGGGAGATATTTTTTATCAAGCCCATAAGCATAGAAATTTATTTTTATTGCCTCCTCAGGAAATACTAGGTGTTTTTCTTTTTTTGTCATAACCTTTACCTCCTTTTAATTGAGATAATAATATTTCTTGTTGCATTTTTAATAATCTCATTTTTTGGACATATTCTTCAGGCAATAATAAATCTTCAGTATCTAAATCTAATAAAGATGCTATTTGTTTTAAAACATTACTAAAGTTTATATAATCTGCTACTGGCGTATTCATAATAAATTCTAAAAAATTAAGCAATTTTTCAATATTTTGTCTTTTATTTATTAAACCCGATATACCTTTGACTTCAAAATTAAATATATCAATAAGTTTTCTCTTTTCTTCATCTGGTAAAGCAGCTAATATTTTCATCTTGTTCTTAATATCTTCTTGTATTTCAACAAATCTTATATCATCAAAACTTCTTTGATATTGCAATATTAAAATAGCCATCATTTTGAGCAATGGCGATAAAACGTTATCTTCTATACAAGAAGCAATATCTTCAATAAATGCTGAACTTTGTTGTGATTTTATAGCAACTTCAGTAGCAGTAGGTCTTCCTCTTGTAGCAGGTTTACCTAATAAAAATTCTGTTGTTCCAGTAGCATTTTGAAATTCTCTATCCATTTCTTGATAAATTCTTAAAATTTGTGGTGATACTTGTCCTAAACTTATTTCTCTAATAAGCGGTAAATTAGCACCACCACCTCTTTTCTTAAATACTTTACCTGGATAAATACCAGTCGTTAGTTCTTCAGGTTTATATAAAAGATCCATATCTATTTCAAACGCTTTAGCAGTTGCATAACTATTTGTATCTATCATCATATTTAACAATTCTGTTAATACAAATGCTAAACCGATACTATCTTCAAAGAAATTTTTATGATAAACACTTAAAGGTCTCTTTATAATAGGTCCCCAAATAAAAGGTGCTTTTTTATGCCAAAACGGATTTTCTATAGGTCCTCTGATAAGATATTTTTCATTAGCAATAGTCCAAGTGCAATTTCTAAATATAATATTACCATATTCATCAAACAAATCACCCCAAAATTCCCATAATTCAACTTGTTTTCTAAAAGTAGGTTTTTTAGTAATAGCCATTCCTTTCCTTACTGCTTCTTTATATTCAAACTCTTGTTTTCTATAATCTTCCTCAATTTGTTCAACAACTTTCATATTATAATTTGATTTTTCAGCAATTTCTTTTAAATCTGATAAATCCATTGTTATTCTATGAATAACATATTTATACCTACCAGTTGGATCTATAAAGAAATCAAAGGGGTCTACAACAGCAATTTTAAGTTCTTCAGTATACATTGACAAAAATTCTTTTTCTGCTTCAGCAAAACTACCACCTAAACTTTCTAAAACAATATCTTTTAAAGTTTTTTCTTTCTCTTCTTTTATATCAGCAACAATACTTTTTTGAGGTATAGTAGTCCCTTCCATAGTTTGTGAAGTCTTCCAATAAACTTTAAAAATCATTAAATTTGATAATAAACCACAAATTAATGCTTCATCAAAAATTTGATTAAATTTGTTAATATTTAACCAATACAAAATATATCTTTTTAAAACAGGTTCATAACTTGAAAATTTTTCATTTAAAAATTTAACAGTAAACCAATCACCTTCTTGAGTTATAGCCTTTTTAACAAAACCTACTATAGCCCTTACAGCATTAGATATTTTAGGTAAATATTGTTTTGATTGCCATTCTGCTTTTTTAGAAAAATCATACTGATTATTGTATAAATTATATACTTTTTGCCATATAACTTCAATAGGTTTTCTTGCTTCGTAAGCTTCTTGCCAAAGTTGTAATGAATTATTAACTATTTGTTTTTCTTCTATATCTTTCATAGATTAAACCACCTCGGTTCAGGAATTTCTAAATCATAATATTGTGCATCATACAATGCTGTGCTGTAATAAACGTTAAAGATATATCTTAAAGCATCAACTAAATGTTCATAAAAACCATCTTTATAAGGAACTTCTTTGTTCTCATCTTTTGTATAAGTATAAGCACCAGCAAATGCTTCTATTAACCTTGGACATTCACTTTTTTTTATTATAAAAGCAGGTTTACCATTAATCAATGTATTTAATTTTTTTTGTATTAATTGTATCCCTATTTCAACTTTAACCCATTTATAACGTGGATTTAAACCTTTAGCTCTTAAAATATCACAAGAAGTAATTCTTGATTTATCCGATACATGAGCACCAGCAGGATCTACGCAATCTATAAATTCAGCACCATAAAATTCTTCATTAGACATTTTTATAATTTTATCAGCAAAAGTATCAAGATATTCATCTTTACCAAGATATTCTTTTAAAATAATAAACCTATCATCTTCATCTATTTGACACCATACAACAGCAGGTCTATGAAATCCAAAATCCCAACCACGTATTACAGGTTTACCTGGCATATAATTTACATCATCAGATACATGTAAGTTTTCATTAAAATCTTTAAATACTGGTGTTCCTTCTTCTAAAAATCCAAATTCACCCATTAAATATCTTCTTCTCCAACTTTCTGGATATTTCTGCAATTCTTCAAGATATTCTTTTGGCAAATATATATTATCTAATGATGATGCTTTAACTAAAAAATAGTTTGGATCATTATTAAGAACAAACAATTTATAAATCCAATGATCAACAGTTGTAGGGTTAGAAGTTATCAGACCATAATGTTCAGGAACATTACTTAATCTTAGACGACCTTGTAAATCTCTAAATAACAATAAATCAATATCAGATGCTTCATCTACATAAAAAGCACCTAAATTAAATGAACCTAACAATGCTCTTTTTTCTCTTTCTGACTTATATTCAAGTCCTCTAAACAATATTTCAGAACCATTAATAAATATTAGCCTTCTTTCTGATTTTTTATATTCTTTAATCAATTCATTAGGACATTCTTCAAAGAACATTCTTTGAGTAGTATCTCTCAAGTCAGTAGAATATTTTCGTGCTACTAATATACAATTTCTAGGGAACCTCATTGCTAAATCAATACATTCCCAAATACCAGCTTTTGTCTTACCTGACCCCCAACCACCTATAAACGCTTTATATTTTGCTTTTGATTTATGAAACTCTAATTGTTTAGGTAAAGGCTGATAACCATATATTTTCATTCTTCTTTCAACCCCATAGCATATTCTGTTATTTCTTGTTCAGGTGTTTTTTCTCTACCAGTCCCTCTTTTAGGCACTTCTTCACCATATAATTTCCTATGCGTTTCTCGTCTCTCTTCTTCTGTTTTAGGTCTTGAAGTCATTATTTCTTTTTCTGCCTTTTCCTCATCAGAATTAGATGAAGGATCAACAACTTTATCCTCACCAATGATTCCAGCAACTGCTTCTCTGTTTTCTGGCATATCATCAACAAATTTTACTATTTCATATTGTTTTTGTAATTCAGCGACCTTCTGTGCTTTATTTTCAGCAGTAGATTTAATATCTCTTAAATCTTCATTAACAAAAACTATTTCATCATAAGGAATATCAAACTTTTTTAATTGTTGCTTTGTATAATCTTTTGCTTCACCAACCCTTCCAGTCATTATAAAAACACCATTTTCATCAGCATCTTGTTTTAATTGATTTATAACATCTTCTTTAGGTTTATCAGTATCAATATATTTTTTAGAATTAAAGATTTTCATAATTTCATCATATTGTTCATCTGTTGCTTCCTCTAAAGATTGAACACCAACTTCTTCAAGCGATTTAGACAATCTTTCAGAAACATCTATCAACGTTCCATCTAGGTCATATATAACTATTTTTTCCATATAACTCACCTCCTAACATAAATTTTATAAAATTTTGTCATTTATTCTCAAGGTTACAAAATTTGTATCGTTTAGTTCACATTTGCCATTTTTCAACACTGAATAAGCATAACCTAAATATTGTGTTTCTGTCCTATACCCTGAAAATTTGCTATCAACAGTATAATCAAGTGTCTTACACATTGAACCACATTCAATACCTAATTTTCCTTTCCTAAACATCTTTATCTGTCTATGAGTATGTCCTATAATAACACAATTGAAATCAAGTATTCTACTCTCAAAATACTCTATTGTCCAATCTACTGCTCTACCACGAACAATAGAATTCACTTCAGGATGTGCAATAATAACATCACCTATTTGACAAAACCAATTGTTAACTAAAATCAGATTTTTGTATCTAAAGAAATTTGTTAATGATAATCCTAAATCAACTAAATCAGTTGCAACATCATTCGGTAAAGTTCTATACAAAAACTTCTCTAATCTCAACTCGTGATTTGCTTTTAAATATATTATTGGTATTTTAAAACTACATAAAATTTCTAAATATTTGTTTGCTAAATCAATTTCTTTTTTTGCTGATACAATACCATCTATATGAATAAACCTGCTAAATTTGTCAAAATTAACAAAATCACCTGCTATAATCAACAATTTTGCATTTTTTAATCCTGTTTCAAGGAACTTTTTGAAAACATTTAAATCAATAAATGGAATATGTAAGTCAGAGATAACTACAAGTTTACCTGTAAAATTTTTATATTTTTCTTTTATCTGTTTTAATTCAACTTTTTTCTGTTCCCACAAAGTTAACAATTCTGTTAACCTTTCAAGTTTATTACTCATATAAATATTTTCTCACTTTTTTTATTGTTTCTTCATTACCATACAACACAAAATTTGGTTTGTTTATAATCAACCTGTTTTTATGAAAATACCGCCTTAAGATTTCTTGCAAATTAAACTGTGTTAACCTTTCTACTTTTTCTGATACTATTTTGTGTAAATCACCTAATCTAAACAATCTTTTTTCTTTTTCAAATAACTCGTCTAATAACAAAATTACTTGTTTGCTTTTAGGTAATTTATTGAATATATCCATATTCCTATTATCAACCCCTTAGGTATATCAATATATTCTCCATAACCATCATCATCTATGTTTAACGCTATTCTAATAAACTTTTTTGTTTCTTTCACCAAAAATCCTGCTGTATATTGTTTTATTAATTCAAAATCAGTTTCAAAAACATTTTTATCACTGTGCCAAGTTGGGTCTTGCCATTCTACCATCACTAAGTTTTTTATTTTTTCTGTAATATATACAGAACCGAACTTTTTCTGTTGATCTTGTTTCATATTTTCTTACTTCACAATTTTTGTAATGTATACAAGTATCACAAAGATTTTTATCAAACTTCTTAAATTTGTATTCCCAATTTTTCATTTGCTATCTTTCTTACAACATTTGCTACTTCTACTAACTTTTTTGGATAATCTTTATCTGTTGTGTATCCCCATTTTATTACTTTGCCGTTTTCATCAAATTTTGTCAAAATTGCTTCTGCATATTCTTTTACCAGACCCTGTTTAGCATATTCATACGCTTGTTTATACAAACTTGATTGACTAATCAATAAAGCCCAATCCATAAAACTTGCTTCCCAACTATCATACATACGAAAACCATCTTTTATATAGACTTTTTCGTTGTTAATATATTCAAAAGTTCTGCCAACCCATACTTTGCCACCTTTCTTAACCCAACTTTCTGTCGCTTTTATCCCAAACAAGTTATTCGCTTGTATCGCTAAATCTGAATTACCCCAATTGCTCTCGTGTGCTGATTGTGAAATAGAAATAATAGGTTGAATACCAAAATTGTCTAATACCATCTTTGCATAAGGATATACTTTTTTAACAAAATCTTCTCTTGATATGTTTATCTTCATTTGTTTGTCCAATCTATGATATCTTCTAAAACCATAAATTGGTCTCTAACAACAGTATATTTCAACCCTTGACTTAAATTCGTTATTTCTATTTCAAAATTATAAATTGTATTTGGTATTAAATTCTGTGTTTCACTACTTTCTATCCTAACTTGAATTTCACCATTTATAGCATTCACAATCTTTATTTGATTTTCAGAACCACCTTGAACATTAGAACTTGCCTTTTTAATCCTTATTTGTTTTTGTGTATCAGACAATTCTGCTCTTATCTGCCAATTAGTCAAATTAAAAGGTGTGCCATCATCTTGTAATATTTGATAATTTAATAGAACACTATCACCTCTATAAAATTCTTTCATACTTTATCCACCTCTTAATATCGCAATAACTGATTTATATCCATCAGGCTCTATTGCTATAGCAACATAATCAAAACCTCGCGGTAAATTACCTAAATCATAATAATATATACCTTCAGAACCTATCTCTGTCATATAACCAGATAATTGTATCTCTCCATTTAATTTTAACACATTTATTTGAATTCGTAATCCACTTTGAAAATTTTTCGCTGAATATATCACTATCATAGTTCATATTATGCAAAATAACCACCTCGTGGTGGTATATGTGTTTTGATATAATCTACATCTGATTTTATTTGTGAAGTATCAGACAAAATTGATTGTGTATCATTATAAATATTATCTGCTTTTGTAGATAAAGTATCAAGTTCTGAACTAACATCATCAATTGAACTTGAAACAACTTCATAACTTCTTATTACTTTATCACCATTTGTCTCTGAAGTAATTTTTTCTTGCCATATACCAAGAGTATCTGGAGTATAAGTAGCAACATATATACCATCACCTTGTTCTGTCATTATTATCGGGTCAAGATTTGTGCCGTCAGGTTTTCTGACTACTAATGTTAAATCAGTTAACCCTGTTTGAAAATTTAACGCTACATATATAACCTTTCTTTGTGTGTTTATTTTATGTTGCATAATTTTTTAACTCCTTATGCAAAAAAATTTCCATATATTGACGGATTTGAATTAAAACTTTCACCAAAATTGTTTCCTGTAGCAACCCTTATAATAACTGGTGTCTTTGCTTCTTTCTTAAATTTTTGTATCTTTACTTTATTATCAAATTTAACAATTTTACCCGTTGAATTGAAAACTATAAGCCGTTTAAATACCGTTTTCATATTGCCTCATTTTTACCTAATTTACCCAATTTTTTTATCTGCTACCACTCTACCATATATACCTAACGCACCAAGTATCGTATATACCCAATCAGGTATTTCAGGAAGATAAACACCAAAATATTGTGCTAAAAGTGGTCTTACGGTGTTATACACAGCAATCAAAATCGCAATAATACCACTCCATATTGTCTTACTTTCATACCATTTCTTTGTTTCCATAAACTTTTTTACCTCCTTCGTTAATTTTGGTAAAATTATCTTTTCAAAAATAAATTTTTGTAGTTTGTTCATCTTAATATTTTCCCCAATAACAAATCATAAATTTTAATTAAAAACCCTATACAAATAAGTTGTAAAATAATAATTATCAAATGAAAAATAAAATCCCATTTTGCTGAATGTGATAAATCCCAAATTAAATCTAAAATAAAATTATATATTTTCTTAATCAGAGTAGCCATTAAGTTTACCTTCAATTTTTGAAATCCTACTTTCGTGTTCTAAAATCTTTTTGTTTATATCATCAACAACTTTTTTAATACTTTGTATCTCATCAGCAATATGTTTTATATCGTTCATTTTTATTGCAACTAAAATAATTAATTGTATTACCATTAAAGTTATTGGGAATAGCTTTGATATAATATCTATCATATTCATAATTATTTAACTTCTACAAAAATTGAAGCATTTATTGTTGACGAACTTCCTGTTAAAGAATATGTTTCATCAATAATTTTTGTTCCACCACTAACGCTTGTCGGGTCAACTACAACTACTATCCTATGTGAAGCACCATTAAGTTCAACACGATTATTGTAGTTTATTGTCTTCACAAACAATTGCGAAAAAATTACTCCTACTATTATAACACATACTATTATTGCTCCTAATAAAATCTTTTTCATTTTTATACCTCCTTAAATTATGGTTTTGAAGTTGTTATTTGTGCTGTTCCATCATCATTTATCCAAAAATAATATGTTGTTCCATTTGGCGATTTCAACATAATATAAGTTGCTTGTGATGTATCAGATTTCCCCATCTCAATATAATCTCTTGGTATATTAGTTCCAACACCAAGTTTTATTGTTCCCGTATCATTGTTTATAGTATAAGCACCTATTGAAACAGATTTTGGAGCAGTTGTTTTTGCTCCAGCACCAAGTGATACACTATCAACTTGTTCGCTTCTTGCTACCCAACCTAAACTAACTGACGAACTTGCTGAATATGTATATCCACCAACAGATGTGCTATAAGGTTTGTTGCTTTGTGAATAATATCCTATCCCTATAGCGTAATTACAATTGTTAAATGCTAACCTTCCGATACCTATACCGTTATTGCTGTTATTATATGCGAACATTCCGATACCTATACCGTTATTGCTGTTATAATATGCTGACTCCCCGATACCTATACCGTTATTGCTGTTATTATATGCGTTGAAACCAATTCCTATCCCGCGATAGTAATTATCTTTAGTTCCGATGCCGATACTGATTTGTTGTGGTGCGGAAACCAAAGTCGGACCGTAACTACGGTATAACATAATATAATCGTTCGAAGTCTGTAATTCGTTAAAGTTTATCACGTTATAATTATTCATATTTAAATCACTTTCAGCATTACCAACCCAACTGCCTCCAGCACTTAATGTTTTTGTTGAAGTTAATATTGTGCCGTCAGAAAAGGTTATTGTTGAAGTTAAAACTTGTGGAACTTGTAAATTGCCTGTCATTATATCACCAAATTTTGAAACTTTATTACTATCTAAAGTTGTAGTATCAATTGCTATCTGATTAAACCTATTTTCTGCGTCTGACTTGTATAAATAAGTTATCGGAGCAGATGAAGTATATATTGGGTCTTGTTCTAATTGAGATATTATAGCATCGTTTATAACTGCATCTAATTTATTGGTATGAGGGTTATAGATATATTTATATTTATTTTGAGCGAAAAGTATTGTAGGAATAAGTAAAATAAAGATAATTTTTTTCATTAAATTATCCTCCTTGGGAATATTCTATTGATGTTCTATTATCCCATACATTATCAAAATTAAGATCACCATCAGCCCAACCAATATATGTTATGTTATTAACTTTTTTAATACGTTTAATTCTCCATTTAGGTTCACTTGTTTTAGTTCCTACTTCAGCCCAACCTATATATACACAATCTGGATCTGTTTCATCTACAATTTGGTCATATAAAGGTTCCATTGTATAAACTATTGTATTTTCACCTCTTTCGTGGAAAATTATTTTACTCATAATTTAAACCTCCTGTTTTATTCGTTTAATATAATCCAGTTAGTTCCATTTGATATAATTTTAACTTTTTGCCATTGATTTGTCAATAGTTTGGAAGAAAGATTATTTATGTATTCATTTGTTTTTGCTTGTATATTCACAGAATAAGTATTAGATGATATTTTTACAAAGATATATTCTTTACCAGCTAAATTTTTTGCTGATGGTAAATTTATTGTGATGTTAGATGTGTTGTTACATAAAACGCAATAATCGTTTATATCAACGTTATAATTATCTTGTATAGTTTTAACAGGTAAAAATTTAATATTTTCTTGTAAAATTTCGTAATTTCTGTATAGTTTATTTATATGTTCTTGAGTTTTTGGTTCTGATATATCAGCTATTCTGGTCATTATTATTTTCCTCCTTAAAAGACACGTAAACAATTTTTCTTGAATTTAAAGATTTTTCTGTAGTTTCTTTATCAAGACCCATAGATTTAAGAACTTCAAAAATATATTTATCTTCTTCTCTTAGTTGTTGAAGGACTTCTAGTTTAAGTTTAGATTTATCATCCAGCATTTTATACAAATTCCATAATCTATTAACACGAGTATTATGTCGTTCAAATAAATCAAATAAGAATGATACCATTTCATCTCTATATTCTTCCCATTTTTTGATAGCTGCTTTAGCATATCTTTGTATAATTTTTATATATCTTTTTACTACAATCTCATCAACATTTAGAGCAGCAGCAATATCCTGTGGTGTCCATCTTTCAACATAATATAGTCGTCTTATAGTAGCCAACAAAGTTTTTTTCTTTGTTGCGATATTTTTTATTGGTGGTATAGGTTCTTTAACAACTATTTCATTATTTTGCATACTTGTTCAATAAATTCTCTTGGTGTATTAAATTTTTTTAATATTTCGTCTAAATCTTGTTTTAATTTTTTTGGTATTACAAAGGAATAAATAACAAATTCAATTTCTTCTTCTTGTTGTTGTTTTATATTTTCTATTTTATTATAATCTAATTTTAACAAATCAAGCAAATCGTTTATAGTATTTTTTTCGTAGATAGTTTCTTCTTCAAGGTTATAATTTTGTCTAATTTCATCAAGTATAGTAGCCAAAATTAGAGGGTTTTGTTCACCACGTTCAGTGTTTAATTTGATAGCTTTAAGCAGAGCTTCTTTTTCAGATTTAACTTCTGTTATTATAGCAGGGACTTTTGTGATACCTAATTCTTTAGCGACTTTAACTCTGTGATGTCCATCAATGATGGTATAAGTTTCATCTTCATTTTTATACAAAATTACAGGGTATATAATACCATTTTCTTCAATATCTTTTTTAAGTTTCTGGTATATATTATGAGGCACGAAATTAGAATTTAGTTTAGCATCTTTTATTTTATTTGTTTCAATATAATCAATTTTCATAGGCTACGATTAGGTATTCTTTGACAGTTTTATGTTTTTTCCCTTTCATAGCGTATAATGAGTATTTATAATCGTAGCTTAAGGCGTCAACTTTTTTAAATACATTTTTGACTAAATTAATCATTTGTTCAATAGCTTTACCGGCGTAGCTAATTATTATTAAATTATTTTTTTTCAATTTTGTCAATAGGTTGGTAAAAAAATCTTTCCAAGTATTTTCGTTAAACACAGATTTTTCTAACTCTTTTTGAAGAAGTATTTTATTCATTAAATTATAAGTTTCTTCGTAAGTATGTTCTCCGTAGTATGGTGGGTCTAAATATACGACACAATTTTGAGGGTTAACTTCTTCTATGAAGTCAAACACATCCAAGTTATATGCTTTTAATTTTTTATTTGTTGTGAATATAGATTGATTAATTTTATCAGCTATATCAATAGCATAATCTATAGCAGGTGTTAATTGTTTATCTACTATTTTTACTGTCTTATGTTTAACCATATTTGCTAATTTGTTTATATCACTTCTAAAGATTGAATAAGGGACTAAAGATATTGTGTATTTTATTATCAAGTAATTTATTAAAGATTTTTTATATTCATTCTTGAAAGCACCGATAATATTATTTATATAGCTAGCTCTTAATATAAAGTCTATGTGTTGGTCAAGTATGATATGTTTTTTTAATATATCTTTAATATCCCCGAATGTATTAATAAGAGTGCTATAATCTATATCGTAGCTATATATCTTGTATATATCGTATTCACTTAAAGTGATACTTTCATTCTCTATGAGTGCTTTAGCTAGTTGATAGCTAGCATATGATCTATCATTAGTTAGCACGTTATAGTTATATAGTTTAGCAATTAAAGATACAGAACCGCCTCCAGTGAAACAATCTATAAAAGTATCGCTTGAACTATATTGTTTAGCTACTCTAATAATTTCTTTAGCTAGTTTTTGTTTTCCACCATAGTATGGTATTAATCCTGAAAAAAACTTATTTGTCATTTTCAGTAAGTCCTAATGCTCTCTTAATATTATCTATTTCTTGCAACACTTTATCAGACAAGTTTATAGGGTTAAAAACTTTTAATGCTTGTAATATTTCTTTCCCCTTATCTAACAACACTATCTCTGTCTGCCAATTTCTCTTTAACGCTATCATTATATAACCCAACTTATATAACCTGATAATCCTGTATCTAAACTTAACTATTTCAGAGATAGAGAATAGCCCAAGTTCTCTTGCTAAATTACTTAAACAACCTTTATACCCTTTGTTAACTAACAGATAGTGAAACAATTCTATATCAATCAGCCTTAAATAATACTTGTCTTTTGCTGAAATCATAGTTCATCACCTCCTACTTATCATATAGATAAACTTTTTAAAAAAATGTCAACAAGTTAGAAAAAAAATTTAAATAATCTTCTCGGAAATATACCCTCACATTGGAATTTTTCTATATACCCCCAAGGACAGAAATCTTACCCCTCAATATATTAACCTACCACACCGGTTCCTACCATATCGACGAAAAATCAATTCTAACCCACCAAACTCAAAAAATTAGCCCTTCTACCCCCCCACCCTAGTATATCACCTTAACCAATAAAAAAAAATTCAAATACGTTTAAATTTGACCCCTTAGAAACGATTTTATCAAACACTTGACAAATTTAAAAAACACCACTTTTACACATAGGTGATATTACCCCCCACATCAGCCCCCCCCTGCTGGTTCCTACCACGATCCGTTTCTTTTTGTCAACTCTTGTTTCTCGTTTTTAATACTCTTCTCGTAAAACAAAAACTTGTTAATATAATATAA